CTCATAGAGAGCTTTTTCCTGGCACGCTGATTTTTCAGAAGGCCGAAAACCTACCTTCTTGCCAAAGAATTGGCGAGCCCATTCTTTTGCAAAAACCGGAGAATTCCCGATGGCCGGGCAGCCGCCCTTTAAGCCAACAAAGGCGCAGCGCACTGACGTCGAATCGATGAAGGCTGACGGATGGTCAAACGAGCGGATCGCCCTCATGCTTCGGATCTCGCGCCCGACGCTGGAAAAACACTTCGCCGACGAGCTTCAGTACGGGCGGGACAAGGTCCAGCTCGAGAATCTGAAGAACCTGCGCAAGATGGCGAAGAAGAACGCCAGCGCGGCGAAGCAGTTGAACGATCGCCTGGACGTGGCGGCCACAAGGCGCCCCGACGGCGGCGACCTTCTTCCGGACCCGCCCCAGCACAAAGAACCGAAGCTGGGCAAGAAGGAGCGGCAGCAGTTGGAGGCGGAGAACCCGGACACGGCGACAGAGATGGGCGACCTCCTGGCCCGCCGCGCGGCCCTGTCCAACCGGCTGAACTGAGGCAGTGGAATTTCGCCTGCCCGGATTGGCAGGACCGTATTCGCAGCGGCCGGCGCTTGATGCCGGACCTGCCGCTCTTCGAAGACGAAGCCCGCGATGCCGTCGCCTTCTTCGATCGTCTGTGCCTCCCCGACGTGCTCGGGCAGCCGCTCTTGCGCGACGCTTGCGGTGAGTGGTTCCGCGACATCGTGCGGGCAGTCCTGGGCAGCCGAGACCCCGCGACCAACATCCGCTATGTCCGCGAGATCTTTGCCCTGGTCGGCAAGGGCAACAGCAAGACGACCTACAGCGCGGCCTTGATGGTGACCGCGCTGCTGATGAACGTCCGACGGCGCGTCGAATTCCATCTGCTGGCGCCGGTCCAGAAGACAGCCGAGCAGGCGTACGACGCCGCGAAAGGGATGATTGAGGCCGACGCGCAGCTGTCGAAGCGGTTTCACCCGAGGGACCACAAGAAGGAGATCGTCGATCGCGTCACGGCAGCGAAACTGGCCGTCAAGACGTTCGATCTGAAGACAATGACCGGCCCGAAGCCGGCCGGCGTTCTTGTCGACGAGATTCACTTGCTGGCGCGCGAAGCGAATACGACGAAGGTGCTGCGCCAGATACGCGGCGGCCTCGAGAAGAACACCGACGGCTTCCTGATCTTCATCACGACGCAGTCGGACAGCCGGCCTGTGGGCGCCTTTGAGGCGGAGCTGAAGGTGGCGCGGAGCATCCGCGACGGCACCGCCAAAGGCCGTACGCTGCCGGTGCTCTATGAGTTCCCGCCGGACATCATGAGCGACGAGTCCAAGTGGAAGGACCCGGTCAACTGGCACATGGTGATGCCGAACCTTGGCCGCTCCCTCCAGTTGGAGAGCCTGAAGGCGGACCTGGACGGCGAGCGGCAGAAGGGCCTCGAGGCCGAGCGCCTTTGGTACTCGCAGCACCTCAGCATCGAGATCGGCGTCGGAATGGCCGGCGACCGGTGGCCTGGCGCCGAGTTCTGGTCGCGGGGCAAGGATCCGTCGCTGACGCGAGACGAGATCATTCGGCGCAGCGAAGTCATTGTGTTCGGCGTCGACGGTGGCGGCCTGGACGACCTCTTTGGCTTCGCCATGCTTGGCCGTTGCAAAGAAACGAAGCGCTGGCTGCTCTGGTCGCACGCCTGGTGCCACAAGAGCGTCCTGGAGCGTCGCCGGTCGATCGCCAGCACCCTGGATGGCTTCAGGCAGGCCGACGAATTGACGGTCGTCGACGACAGGCTCGAGGACGTTTCCGAGATCATCAAAATCATCGACGACGTGAAGTCGCGCCGACTGCTTGCTGCGGTGGCCGCCGACCCCATGGGCATCGACGAGTTCGCCGGGGCACTGAAGGCCATAGATGTGACCCAAGACAACGGCACCCTTATCGGTGTGAAGCAGGGTGGCTCGCTGATGAATGCCCTGAAGGCTGGCGAGCGGGCACTTGTCAAAGGGCAACTGCAGCACGGCGGCACCAAGCTGATGGATTGGGCTGTCGGCAATCTCAAGATCGAGCCGCTTGCGACGACGATTCGCGCCACCAAGCAGAACGCCGGCGACGCAAAGATCGACCCCGCGATGGCGATGTTCGATGCCATTGCGGTGATGGTCACGAATCCCCAGCCTGCCGGCGGTCGGTCGTACCTCGAGAGCAACCCCGTCATGGTCCTGTGAGGTTCGCCGATGTTCAAAAGCCTGGCGAAGAGCATCGGCGCGGTACTGCCGGACCTGGTCCTCGACGTCGCCGGCCTGGCCGGCGCGGGGTCCATCGCCTATGGCGCGTGGCTGGTCTACCCGCCGGCGGGCTTCATCGTCGGTGGCGGCCTGGTGCTGCTGGGCGCCGTGCTGCTGGGCGCCAAGGCATCGCGTAGGAGCAACTGATGCCGGGCCTGTTCGCAACGCTCGCGGGACCGGCCGGCCTGAAAGAGACGACTTACGGGACACTCGACCTATGGCGGGATCTCTTCGGCGGCATGCAGGTCAAGTCCGGGGTGTCGGTCAACGCGATGACCGCGCTGCAGACGACCACCGTGCAGGGCTGCATTCGGCGCATCTCCGAGGCGCTCCAAGAACCGTGCAAGCTCTACCGCAAGGATCCCACGACCCGCGCCCGCGACGAGCACCCGAACCACCCACTCCACGATCTGCTCAGCTACGAGCCGAACAGCTTTCAAAGCGGCCTTGAGTACCGCGAGACGGTCGGCCTTCACACTGCGCTGACGTTCAACCACTACAGCTACATCAGCCGCGTCGGCGGCAAGATCGACGAGCTCATCCCCATCGCACCGCAGCAGGTGTCCCCGAAGTGGGACCGCACCAGCGGCGAGATGCGCTACGACATCGACTGGCTGGACGGCGGCAAGACGACGCTGAAGCAAGAAGAGGTCTGGCACGTCCGCGGCCCTTCCTGGGACGGCCGCGTCGGCATGGATGCGATCAGGCTACTGCGCGAGGCGATCGGCCTCGCCATCGCGACCGAAGAGACCCACGCGCGCTTCCACAGCAACGGCGCCCAGCCCGGCGGCTACATCACCACCGACAAGGACCTGAGCGACCAGGGCGTTCGCGACCGCCTCAAGGAGCAGTTCCATCAGACTGTCGGCGGCGTCGCCAACAAGTTCCGCACCCTCGTGCTCGACAACGGCATGAAGTGGGAACCGATGATGACGAATGGCCTGGATAGCCAGCATCTGCAGTTGCGCCAGTTCCAGGTCGAGGAAATCTGCCGCGGTTTCGGCGTCATGCCGATCATGGTCGGCTATAGCGGCGACAAGGCGCCGACGTTCGCGTCGGCTGAGCAGTTGTTCCTGGCGCATCGCGAGCATACCAAGCGCCCCTGGCAGCGCCGCATCGCTGAGAGCGCCGATCGCTGGCTGCTCTCCCGCGAAGAGCGGCGCGACGGCATCTATGTCGGCTTCGTCGACCAGGACTACATCGCGGCCGACATGAAGACGAAGGCCGAGTTCTTCAAGATCGCCCTCGGCGGCGGCGGAAATCCCGGTTGGGTGTCGCCCAACCAGGTGCGCGGTTTCGACGAAATGCCGCCTCACGAGGGCGGCAACCACCTGTATGCGCCGACGAACTCGGGTCCGATCGGGCCCGATGGCGTCCCGGTTGCGGCGAAGACGGGTCCATCCCAGCCCACAAGCGAGGATCCAGCCGATGCCCCATGAGTTCAAGCGCATCGAATTCAAGTTCGCCGAGGACAGCCCCGAGGGCGTGATCTCCGGCTATGGCGCCGTGTTCGGCAACGTCGACAGCTACGGCGACGTGATCGAGAAGGGCGCGTTCAAGGACACGCTGCGCGAGTGGGAGGACAAGGGCAAATATCCGCCCATGCTCCTGCAGCACGGCGGCGGCATGTTCGGTGGTGACGCCATGTCCGGCGTGCCGATCGGCGTCTGGACGTCGATGCAGGAGAACAGCAAGGGCCTCAAGGTCCAGGGCAAACTGCTCGCCATGGAGACCGACGATTCGCGTCGCGTCTACGAGGCGGTGAAGGCCGGCGCGCTCGACGGCTTGTCGATCGGCTACGAGGTGCGCGAGGCCATCAACGGCACCAAGCCTGGCGAGCCCCGCCGCAAGCTGACGAACATCGATCTATGGGAACTCAGCGTCGTCACGTTCCCCGCCAATGACCGCGCCCGCATCTCGGGCGTGAAGGCGGCGGAAATGATCGACCGCATGAACAGTCTTTCCGATGCCGAGGACATCCTGCGCGAGGCAGGCCTGTTTTCGCGGAAGGCCGGCAGGGACTTCGTGTCCAGGCTGGCGAAGATCGCCCGGCGAGAGGCCGGCGACGATCAAGTCGAAGACTTGCTCGAGCAGATTCGCTCGACCCGCAAGTTGTTCACGTAACCCCCAAAAACACGGAGTTTCCGAAATGGAGACCAAGGAAGTGCTGGAGATCGTCCAGCGCGAAGTGAAGGCCTTTGGCGATGACGTCAAGGGTCTGAAGACGTCCGTCGAAAAGGACCTCGCAGCGGTCCGCGCCCTCGCCGAGAAGGCGGGTACGGCCGATGATCTGGCGAGCGTCAAGGCGGTCGCCGAGGGCGTCGCCACCAAGCACGCCGCGCTCGAGACACTGGTCGGCACTCTCGAGGCGAAGACCACCAAGGCGGTCTCCGAGCGCATGGACGAGATCGAGCGCAAGCTCAATCGCACCCGTCTGATGGGCACGACCGCGCTCTCCGACGCGGACACCGCGGAGGCCAAGGCGGCGCGCAACTTCCACCTCTGCACCCTGGCCGCGAAGGGCCTGCTGAAGCCCGGCGTCGACCTCTCCGACGAGAAGATGAACATCGAAGAGATCAAGGCCTACGGCGCTCAGATCGGGACCTACCTTCGCCGCGGCGAGCAGGATCCCCAGGTCGAGATGAAGACGATGTCGGTCGGCAGCGACCCCGACGGCGGCTACTTCGTCAGCCCGGTGATGTCGCCGCGCATCCTGTCGATCATCTACGAGACCTCGCCGATGCGCGAACTGTGCACGGTCGAGACGATCTCGACGGATGCTATCGAGTATCCCATCGACGACGGTGAGGCCGGCGCCGGGTGGGTGGGCGAGCAGGAGACCCGCGCTGAAACCGGCACGCCGCAGGTCGGCGTCCAGCGGATTCCGGTCCATGAGATGTATGCGAAGCCCAAGGCGACGCAGAAGCTCCTGGAGGACGCCGCGATCAATATCGAGGCCTGGCTGGCGGGCAAGATCGGCCAGCGCTTCGGCCGCCTCGAGGCAACCGCCTTCGTCAGCGGCGACGGCATCAAGAAGCCCCGCGGCTTCCTGACCTACAGCGCCGGCAGCACGCGCGGCACGATCGAGCAGGTCGTGAGCGGTGTCGCCGGTGGCGTGTCCTTCGACGGCCTCATCAATCTGATGACGTCCCTCAAGGAAGAGTATGCCGCTGGCGCCGTGTTCATGATGCGCCGCGCGACCGTCGGCGCCGTGCTGCTCCTGAAGGATGGAAACGGCCAGTACATCTGGCGCGTCGACAACCAGGCCGGCAAGCCGTCGATCCTGCTGGGCCATCCGGTCTACCAGGCGGCCGACATGCAGGCCGTGGCGGCTGACGCCCTGGCGATCGCCTTCGGCAACATGCGCCAGGCCTACACCATCGTCGACCGCCTCGGCATCTCGACGCTGCGTGACCCGTACTCCGCGAAGCCGTTCGTCGAGTTCTACACGCGCAAGCGCGTCGGCGGTGACGTGACGAACTTCGAGGCCGTCAAGATCCAGAAGCTCGCGGCGGCCTAAGCCGAGGGCATCCCCACCCCCTGAAATGCCGGCCGCCTCGCGCGGCCGGTCCCCACCATCCTTTCTAGGAGCATCATCCGATGCGCGATCTGTTCAACAACATCAACCCGAAGCGCGGCCTTTCTCCGCAGGTCCAGACCAACTCCGACACGGCGTTCGTCTCGCAGATCCTCGACACCCGCGGCCTGAAGAGCGCGACGTTCCTGCTGCTGACCGGCGGGGTCACCGACGCCAACGTCACGTTCACGGTCCTGGCGGAGGAAGGCGACAATTCGGCGCTGAGCGACAACACCGCCATCGCCGACGCCAACCTGCTCGGCACCGAGGCCTTGGCGACGCCGCTGTTCAGCGACGACAACAAGTGCTTCAAGCTCGGCTTCATCGACACCAAGCGCTACATCCGCGTGACGATCACGCCGAGCGGCAACAACTCCGGCGACATCAATATCGCCGGCGTCTGGATCACCGAGCCCGAACTCCGGCCGGCAGCCAACCCGCCGAACTAAACGAGAAGGGCGGCCACACGCCGCCCGCCTTTAAAGAGAATAAATCTCCACATCGGTTCGTGCGCCCTTTCGTCGGTTGCACGACCGATGTGCAGGTTGGACGTTTTCCCTTACGTGCCCGCCACCCTTTGAGATCGGCACAATGTGGTCGAGTTCAAAGGCATCCTCGGCAACCGGCTTATTGCAAATGCCGCAGAGTCCATCGTTCGATCGATACACGTCTAGAAGATCGATGGGCTCAAAGGGCTGAGACCGCAAGCGAGCCCTTCGCCGACCCTCGACGTTCTTCCTGTTTCGCTTGCGGTCTCAGCCCTTTGA